TCTGCTAATTGAGTTCCATTTAAGTCAGGCATATTTACACCTGCCGCATAAGACTCTCTTAAAACTTCAGCCTTAAACTCTGCCCAACATTGTTCTTGTTTTACAGAAACATTTTGTACTTCAAGGACTTTTTGAGTTACATCAAAGTCGTTTAAGTACGCCCCTGCACAGGTGTTTGTTTCACACCCTGTATTAACTGCTGTAATATCAGTTAATTTGTTTGCCATTAATATGTTATGCTTAAACTTTACATTAGGATAAACTGTGTAATTTCTCATAATGTCGTCAGAACGAAACATTGGCTCTAATAAAATATTAGAAGCATATGTACCCGTGTACAAACCTCCTAAACCATTATCTGCTAAATTTGCCATCTTTTTTTATTTTTTTAATTATTATTTTACTTAATTCTTGCAGCTAGCATATCAAAGAACTTGCTATTTGCATCCTCCACTTTATTTTCTACTACGGCAGGGTCTGATTCAGTAGAGGTATCAGTACCTTTCGCTTCTGATTTGCTTAACAAAGCATTTACTCTGTTTACTTCTTCAGTTAGAGTTTCTTTTTCTCCTTCTAATTCAGCAACAGAATTATTAAGTGTTAAAATAGTAGCTTCAAACTCAGAGATTTTATTCATAATTTCCTCATTGTCAGCAAGCTTTATTTCAACCTCAACATTCTCAGCGGTTTCAGTAGTATTATCACTTTCTTTTACTTTAGCAATAATCTCCTCCACTTTTGAGTTAAACCAACTTTTTAATTCTTTAGTCATTTTAATTTTCTTTTTTTCGGTTAAACTTAAAATTGTCTCCATCTTTTTATTTGTGATGTTCTTGAATTTTGAAACATCATACTTCGCAGCTACTTTAATTGGTTCTGAGATGGAGTCTACAAAACCAAGTGCTACTGCTTCTTCTGCTGTAAGCCAAGTCTCCTCATTCATCATTTCTACAATTTCATTGTAAGGGATTCTTGTTTTTTTAACATATACTTCAGCAATCTCATTTGTGATTTTATCAAGAACATCAGCTTGCTTACGCATATCTTTAGCATCTCCTTGAGTTCCTCCCCAAGCGTTATGAATCATTAGAAGTGAGTTTTCACTCATAATAACCTCATCTGCTGCTAAAGCTATAACAGAAGCAATACTTGCTGCTATACCTTCAACATAAACTGTTGTTTTTGCTTTTCTTCGTTGAATAATAGAATAAATAGCCATTCCTTCAAAAACCTCTCCTCCTAAACTATTAATATGGATATTTAGTTCTTTATCTTCGTACTCTTTTATCTCATCAATAAAACTTTGAGCTGTTATTCCAAAAGTACCTATATCATTAAATAAATAAACATCTGCTATATCAGATGTTTTGTTTGTGATTTTATACCATTCTTTTCGCATTTAGCAAAAATACGAACAGATTTTAAAACATTTACGAAGTTTACGGAATAAATTTTAATAGCTTACGTTATAAGTAGGCAGGTGTTTAGTTCGGTCTTTATAAACTATAGTCTGTGCTTGCCTTTCTGTTATTTCATATTTAATAGAAATATCCATAAAGGTATGAGTTCTGTTTCCTTCGTTTTCTACTAAAAACTTATCAAAATCGTGAATTATCATATAGTTTCTTACTTTTTTTGGAGGAATTAAGCCCTTTTCTAATAAGTGTAATATAGTGTCTTTAATGGTTGCATTGTCAGGTATTCTTAAAGTAACTTCCTGTTCCATTAAATCTAAATACTCATAAACTATATTAATTTTATTTTGTCTTTCAGCCATATTATTTATTTATTTAATTCATTAACTACTTTAGTCCAAAAAAGTTTAACCGTATCTTGACAACCGCCACAAGTAATCTGTTGTTTAAGATGGGGAATGTATTTTCTCCAATATTCAAATAAGGCTATTAGAGCTTGTTTTTTATTTTCCTTTTCATTTTCAATAGAATCTAAACAGGAGGAAATCTTTTCTTTTTCGTCTTCACTTAATTTTAAAGCTACTTGATTTATTAGCTTACTCATAATATAATTTTTATAATCCGGCTTTTTCCCATTTATCTATAGGACATTTCCCAAACCACTCCTTAGTAAGACTTGCTTTGGCATCTAAAAAGCAAGAACACTTGCCACATCTTGACCCTTTTGTTATTATGGGTTTTCTTAACATTAAGAAGTTTCTGTAAAACTCGCATTTTTTACATATACTTATACGACCTTCTTTTATTATTTTATCAACTATCATTTGTTAATAATCCATATGTTAATACTAATACTAATATACAAAAATACAAAAAAATATACTTTAACTTCTTCTTTTATTAAAAACTTGCGTTGGTTTGAATAGCTTTAACTTTATTTTGAGAATTAGTTATATCAGACTCTACAACAACAACTTTCCCCCCTCCTGAAGACTGATTAAATTGAGCAGAATTAAATTTAACAGCATTAAAAGACCCGCTATTTAAAAGACCCCCGTCTGCAAACTTAACCCCACCTCCTGCCGTATTCATCGCTGATAATTGACTTCTAAACATTGAAGTGCTTCTTTTATTGATAACAGCCTCTCCTCCTTCTAATTCAACTACCCTACCTCCTACTGCAAACTTCTCCCCTCCTTGAGCGTGAGATTTTCCTTCAACCATACCTCCTTGAGCAAATTGCTGACTATTGATAATTCCTATTTGAGCCGCAGTAGTAGCGATAATCATAGGGATTACAAATGGGGCTGCATAAGGATTAGTCAACGCAGCCGTTATCGCTAAAGCCCCGTTCACTGTAGCTTGTGCTATAGCCATCGTTTTTTCTTTATTAGCCATCTCTTTTGCTAATTCTTGTTCTTTGGTCCTTCTTTCTTTCTCTTTTATTTGTTTTTGGCCGTCATACTGTGCTTGCGTTATGCTTTTTTCTTTCAGTTGCCTATCAAGAACACTCGTCTCCCACTCAAATCTATCTGATATAGACTTTTCGGCTGCCTCTTTTTCTCTCTGCAGATTATTACCCATAATTTGAAAGGCAGCATCAGCAGCAGTCGTTGCTAAATCAAGCGCAAAATCTGTAACCTCTTTTAGTTCTGCTTTTTCTTGCTTGTTTAGATTTTGTTTGTTTTTAGCAATAGCTTCTTCAATATCTTTAACATCTTCTCCATATAACTTCCTTAGGGCTAACATCTTTTTTAAATGGGCTTTTTCTAACTCAAGAAGCCTTCTATTTGTCTGAAGAGCTGTATCTTTCTTATCTATCGCATCTTGCTCTATCATCCCTTTCTTATTATTAAAAGCTGTTTTCTCTATCAGCGCTTTCTCTTTAAATGTCTCTTGATTTTGTTTAATCTCAATATCTGAAAGTTGACCTTCTAATTGTAGCTTTCTAGCTACCTTCAGCTTACCTTCTTTTAATTCTCTTTCAATAACTGTTTTCCTTGCGGATAATAGTTGTTTATTATATTCCTTTTCACTTATTGTTAGTTCTTCTCTTTTTTTCTTAACAGCATTTAAGGCTTCTGTCATTTCATTTGCCCAATTTGTTGCAGTAGTAGAGCCTTTGTCTTCTTCTTCTCCTCCTCCTCTTTGTAGCTTTATATAGGCTTCAAAGTCAGGATAAAGTAGTTTTATTCTTTTGTGCAACGCATCTAAATCTTTATTCATTTCATTTTCTCCAAACACACTGTCAGCATACTTTGTGAAATCTCCTAAGGACAGACCTGCGTCATCTATTGCTTTAGCTATTGTTTCCCAATCTCTCTCTTGTCCCCCGAAAAAGGTTGTTAGATTATTTTTCACATCTCGTATCCAAGTCCTAAATCCACCTTGCCGTGACATATCTCCGGCTTTATCTAAAATATCAATCTCGCTAAGGTCTTGACCTGTCTCTTCAAACGTCTCTATTAGTTCAGCTAAAACAGTATCAGCAGTCATTTTAGTTTCAATAATTTCTCCCGTCATTTTTGATAAAACAGCAACTGCTGCCGTGTTTCTCATTTGTTTAGCTAATTCAGAAAATTTAATTTTAGTGTTTTCTATATCTGTTTGTAAATCAATCAAATCAAGCCCATTAGACTTAAAAGCACTATTTAAAGTATTAGTTTCCTGTGTAGCTATAACTAATTGTTTTGAATACTTGGCATACTCTAAAGAATTTTTATCTATATTTTTAATATCATCTTTAGTGTACTTATCTATAGTTTTTCTAGCCTTCACTAGTCTATTTAATGATGTTTCTAATGCATTAACAGACTTCTCATTAGTAGACGTTTTATCGTCTAAATCTTTAAGCCATTTTGTAGCTTCTTTTGATTTTTTATTAAATGAAGCTAAGCTGACAGTTAAATCTGCCAAGCCAATTACAAGAAGACCTAGACCCGTTCTCGCTAGAGCTGCTCTGAATTTTACCAATGAAACAGTCATTGCTTCTGTAGCCACTTTAGCTCCACCCATAATTTTAGTCCAAGCAGCTGCTCCCGCCGTTCCAATTTTTTGAGCTGCAGACACAGCAATAATTCCAATCTTATAAGCTCCAAGAGCTATTGTAATATTTTTAATTACCTTTAAAGTCTTTGTTATTTTGCCTATATTTTCATCAGAAGCTAACTTATTAAAGAATTTAGCTGTTCGTTCCATTGCTTTTTGAAGCGCAGGAGCATAGTTCTTCATTAAACTAATAGAAAGACCTTGTAGTGCAGACTTAAACTTTAAGAACGCTCCCTGCATAGTATTTCCAATAATATCTGCCATTCTTTGTCCTTCTCCGTTTGCAGCCAACAGGGCGTCTCTCAAGTCTAAAGTTCCGTCAGCACTAGTGATAAGTTGTTCAAAAGCCGCTGCCTGTCTCAAATCAACAACTTCCATTACATCAGCCATACTCCCCCCTTCTTTAACAAACTTTTTCATTGCAGGAACTAAATCATCTAAAGAGTGTATGGTTTTTCCGAACCTCATAGAAAGTTCAGATGTAGGGTCTTGCATTTTAAGCAAGATGTTTCTCATAGACGTACCTGCGATAGAAGCCTCAATACCTGCATCAGTTAATTTACTCATCATTGCTGCCGTGTCCTCAATAGAGAATCCTGCAGATTTTGCAATCGGAGCAACCTTAGTCATTGATGTCTGCCATTTTTCTATATCCATAGCAGAACTTGCAAATGTAACAGCCATAACGTCTACTACTCTTTCTGTTTCGCTAGCATCTAAACCAAAACCTCTTACTGCCGCTCCCGCTACTGTTGCACTTCTTGCCAAGTCTGTTCCTGTTGCAGTTGCTAAAGCTAGAGTTGGTTTTACAGCATCTTGTATTTCTTGAGCAGTAAACCCTAACTTAGAGTACGATAATTGAAGTTGAGCAACTTGTTCTGCAGTAAAGAATGTTGTTCTTCCTAATTCTTCTGCTGTTTTTGTTAAAGCTTTAAATTCGGCATCTGTAGCTCCTGATACTGCTAAAACTTTAGCCATTGTAAATTCAAACTCAGAAAATGTACTAGCTACTGTAGTAAATACTCTGCTTAGAAAACGAACCGCAGTTACAACAGCAGTAATTGAAACCGCTGTTTTAAGCATATTTTGACCAAAAGATTTAACACCTTCGCCTCCTTTTTTTTGTTCTTTGTTTAACTTAGCAAGTTCTTTTCTGTTTTCTCTATATTTTTTTGTAGCTTTAGCAATAGCTCTTTCTTTATCAACCCAATCTTTCGCTCCTTTCTTAGTGACAAACTGAGTTTTTTCTTGCTGTTTTTTAAGCTCTTTTAATTCCCTTTTTAATTTAAGAAGGTCGTTAACTCCTTTAATTTTAACATCTATTATTTTTTGCTCTGATTTCCCCGCCATATCTTTATATTGTTGCTGTTATTGTAAGTGTTTTATCTATCTCTGATTCTCCTAATATTGCGTCTACTTGTAGTCCTGTTACTGCTGCAATCCTTTTAAACATTCCTACTTTCTCAGCAGTTTCAAGAGCATTGCCAATAAATCCTTTAGGACTTACTGTTCCTTTGTCTCTAATAGATTTTCTTACTCTATTAGCTATTACTAAGGCGCTTTCGTTGTCAAAGGGAAGCATTTTTCCTAATTTTTGTTTATTTTTTACCCATTTTATAAGTTTAAATATTCCTACTTTAGTTCCGGGTTTAGACCCCTCATCTACCGCTATAGCATATCCGGCATCATTAGTAATACTTAAAGTTAAAGAATCTCCTATTACATCAAATTCCACCTCAAAGGACCTGTACAGCTTTCCTGATGCTATGTGTTCTTGAGCAATAAGTTCTTGTTGCAAAATGCTTTTTAACTGATTCCCTTCTGTTATTAATACTTGTGCCATTTTTTTAAACTCACTCATATTATAATTTCATTAATCTTTCGTTATTAGGGGTTAGACCACTATTACTTTGTCTAGCTTGATTATTAATGTATTGTTCTTTTATCTCATCATCAGTATCACTATTCCTAACCATTTCCACAACATTTCCATATGGGTCTCGTACTACCACAACTACCCATTGCGAGTCTTTTGGTTCAGGTTTAGGTTCTCCGTCTCGTTTACTCATATCTACATAAACAGTTCCTTTTCTAAACTTAACAACACCTGTGTCTGTTTGAGATATAGCACTTATATCAATAGGATTAGCTCTAGAAGCTTTAGGGCTAGTCCGCTGCATTCTTCTGTTGTGTTTCGGCTGTGTCATATTATGTATAATTTATTTTATCAGTATTAATATAAATCGGCCAAAACCCTACATCTAACCATTGAATCAACTCTACTCTTGTGGATTTATTTTGAGCAGGACTAAATTCCACTATACGGTTTATTCTCCACCAAGTCTCATCAAGATAAACTAGTTTTCTCATGTCTAAATTTAATATATCTGCTAGTTTAAGATTAACAGAAATAGTCCTAATCCTTGGTGCTTTTTTAAGTTGCTCTATCATATTTTTATAATAGGTTGTATACAGACCGGGAACTGTATTTCCTGACATTTGCCCCGGAGCTATAAATAATTCATCATTAAATGACAAAGAAGGCCTTTGAGTTATAGCATGTGATTTTTCTTCCCAATCTACAAATGTAGCTCTAGGATAAACTTCTTGGTTTTGAGTATCTGCACCTCCCGGCCAGTGCGTAGACCAATACGTCCGTGTCCCTCCTAAATTAGC